TCTAAATCGTTACCTGATATTAATTAAACAGAAATAACTGTTTAATTTTCAATTAGATAGAGATTGTATGATGTTTCGCAAGGTGGAAGCAAAGGTTGCGGTCTATGCCGCATTGTTTGGCGATTTTCTTCAGGTGGGGATTGAAGCTCGTGTTATGCAACATCGGGAACAGTTTCCCATCCGGTGCCATTCCTTTATACTTTTCTATAATAGTGATGGCAATATCCAGCAGACGCACATTTTCGGGCGTACCTGTTTTCTGGCGTTTCGTTTCGATCCACAGACTGCCGTCATCGGCCTTGACTATATTAGATTCTCGCAGGTTGCACATGTCGCAGTAGCAGATTCCGGTGAACGCTGAAAAAAGAAACATATCACGGGTAAAGTTCCGGTTGGGCGTGTCGAATGTGGTCGTCATTAACTTTTCCAGTTCTTCACGGGTGAGGTAAAGTTGCTTCTGTTTCGGTTTCAGGGGAGTGAATTCCTTGAAAGGATTAAAAGAAAGGATGCCACGATATACCGCTGTCTGTACGATGTGCTTCAGACGTTGTACATGTCCGATGGAACTGCCGGTCTGCATCCCCTTGTCAATACGGAGGTAAAGCTCGAACGATTCGATAAACGATCCGTCCAGTGCTTTTACCGGAATATCGGACACTTTGTATTTGTCCGTAATGTATCCGGCGACATGGTGATAGGTGTTCTTGTATTGGTAGAAACTGTTTTCTTTCCGGTTCACGCCCACACGCAAGGCATATTCCTCATTGTGCTCCCGGAATAATCCCAGCAGGGTGGCTTGTGCCGTAGCGATTCCTTGAAATGTGTTTTTAATTTCCTCAGCGGTGATGTCGGCCTTCATATCCAACAGCTCGTTATACCGTTGGCGTAGAAGGAGCAGCATCTTCTCAATCTCACGGTTGGTGTAGACCGCTACTTTACTCTTGCCGGTGCAACGCTGTGAGGTGGCATTCCATAGGTTTGGATTCACTTTGAACTTGCATGCGAATTGTGCGACGGAGTTCGTTTTTCCTTTGACGGTGATACGCCCCATCAGGGGGCATAACCCTTCCGCATCCTGCCCGTTTCGTTTCAGGTAGAGCAGCACCTTGAATTCTGTTTTCATACTCTTCATTTTAGTTGCAATAATACTCCTAATTGGCTTTTGACCGGATATGAAAACTTGGGCGAAACGTTGCAACGGAACCCGGGCAAGTCGGAACCGCTGTTCCTGTCTGTCTTTCGGGCTATGTTTCTTCATTCTTCCGCAGTCTGTTAAGCATTGATATTCAGCGTTTATCCTCGTCTAAAATAGGTAACGACTTGGTAGCTGAACCGCTTCTATATTTTGCCTTTTTCCCTCTTTCGCTAAAGATGCGATATTGAGCAAATCTATTATAATTCAACGGTTTACGTTTCACTTGCTGCGGTTGTTACTTGGATGCGATTGGGGTGGTTTGTTGCTTCACCGGGCTTGCCTATATAGATGTAGCCGGGCTTACGCAAGACAACATTCGCAAATCTTTTGACGGCAACATTTGGATAATGACAAAGCGGCAAAAGACGAATACGGATGTTAATGTTCCTCTGCTGGATATTCCCAAGATGATTTTGAAGAAGTACAAGGGCAAGTTACCGAATGGCAAGATACTTCCCGTAATCAGCAATCAGAAGCTAAACGCCTACTTGAAAGAGATTGCCGATATATGTGGTATTAAAAAGAACTTGACATTTCACATGGCCAGGCATAGTTTTGCCACGCTCATTTGCCTCGGTAATGGTGTACCCATTGAAACCATCAGCAGGATGATGGGGCATTCCTCTATTCGTACAACACAAATCTATGCCGAAATAACCAACCAGAAGGTCAACCGGGATCTGCTCAGACTTGCGGATACGACAAAGAATCAATACAGTCTGCCTGATGATAAAATGACGCCGAGAGTTTACCAATGCGGACGTTACAACGGCTGGAAAGAGGAAGAAGACAAAGATGATAACCGGACATCCGGCAAGGCGATGTAGCCATGAAAGAAGAAAGAGACAGGACAAAAAACGGGGGACAACCAGTGAAGGCTGTCCCCGTTCTGTTATTCCAAAGCCTTATGATAATTATCTTCCAATAGCTTTTCAATATCCGATGCTTTATACAAGATTTTACCACCTAACTGAATATAAGGTATACGTCCCTGATTGCGATAATCCTGTAGGCATCTGCGACTGATTTTCAACAACCCGGAAAGCTCCTTGTCAGTTAGAAACTTTTCTCCTCCAAGTGGAGGACGACTGTTGTCTATTATTTTTTCTATTTTCACCTGCATCTCGTTCAGTGTGCGGAAGAAACCGGCTACACGTTCATTGCTTTTGGTTATAATGTCGTCCATTGTCTGTCTGATTTTATAAGTTAACCGTTTTTCTTTTTTCTCTCAATATTTTCTCCTTGCGTTTTAGGCCGACATAAGTCACCAGTTTCTCTACATCCTCCGCTTTGTAGTAGATTTTATGCTGGATTTGCGAGTATGCCAACTTTCCGGTATCCCGGAGAGTCTGTAAAGTTCGTGGGGAGATGTTAAGACGTAGGCAGACATCCTGGTTATCCATTCATTCACCGAGCTTTTTCTCTTCTGTCTTCTTACAAAGGTGATCCACATGAGTGGATAAATTCTCAATCCGGTCCATGATGTTTTCAAAGATCTCGGCTTCAATGTAATATACTTCCATGTTTTTCTACTTTTTATCAAATTATATATGAATCTTGAACAAAAATAAAAGAGAAACATGGATAATACAAGTAATCCATTCTTTTGTCCATAATAGTCATGAATAGTCATGTCAAGTCAATTTTTAGATAATATAGGAAGTAATATATTATGGATTTCTAATTAATTATGACGTCTTATCAGATCCTAAGTCGTTTTATTCAGTATCTATCTTTTTCTTTTCAATTATCTTTCTCAGAAATATAAGGAGTCGGGAAACACGACTCCCTACATTTCTGTTTATTATACCTATATTATGTCGAAGAGAAATTCTGTATAATTAATAATAATATCTTTACAGAAAATATTGTCGATTTAATCAATTAGATATCCCCAATTATTTACTGATAAATTTCTTTTTATTCATGCTTTTTAATAAATCATAAAAGGTTACTTTATAAAGAAAAGAATCACATGTAAAAGCTATATTTAATTTGTGGCTTCAGGTCTGTGGGTACATATTTTAATATTTCTCCAACATTCCGGCTGCACTCAATTGTGATTGGGAATTTTCTATCAAATTGTGTATTGTTCCAATTCATTTTTGTGAGAGATAATATTTCTTTGCATATCTGTTCTGGGGACTCATCAAAAGAAAATAGTCTTACTTCTATTGGATTAGGAATGTACTTACCAGGATACGTCCCATAATACTCAACATATCCTCTAGTATACAAAAAATGACGACATTTATCAAGGCTGAACATAGTCCCCCTTAGTGGTGGATAGTCATTATCTCTATATAACCTGAAGTTAGTAGGCATGATCGTTACTAAGTCTATAGAATTGATATTCATATCAGAAGCGACTCGCTTAAATCCATCGATTTCTTCCTCTGAATAGTTAGAACTTTTGTGGATAACAAGCCGTTGAGGAAAAATTTTAATCGCATTATAATATTCACTTAAAGATTCTTTTAAAAGATTATATGCTTGTACCTCTGTTAAATGTGGCTGTCTATCTTTTTTATCTTCTTTTACAGGTGTACCTCTTAATATAACTCCGTTACCGTGCTCATTGAAAATTTGAGCTACACTTGTCTGAATAGTTTTCTTATCTCGTGTACGGTAGAAACTTATTCCAGCAAAACAGGTTATATTACTACTTTCTTTTTTCAAAGACCAAGGGATGCCACCTGCTTTGTAGTATAATGCAGTATAAAAGTTCCATGCTATGCTCGCTTCATCTTGCATTTCTGAAGAAGGCTTGGCGATTCTATCCCTAAATATTTGAATTGGAATGTTATATTCCATAGCTTTAGCTTTAAGTAATCTTCTGAAATTTACCTCAATTTCTACTGGATCTTCTTCATTAAAATCATCATCAATTTCAATTGTTTTAGTTCCATATATTATTTTAGTTAGAGATTCATCTAATACACATAAAATAACATCTGGTTTTTTATTATTTGCTAGAAAATGTATTTCTGCCAAATAAAGATCCACTGTTTTAATAATTAGCTGATCAATATCATTGGCTTCTCTCTTTATTTGGTCAAGTGCAGAGTTGTTGATTTTACGTATATACGATTCATCATAAACTACTTCACTTCTAAAAGCAATAGTTTCATTAAAACCTGGAAAGTTTGTAAAAAGATTGGGTTGTTTGCTTTTTTTTGACTCAATATGATTACGGCACTTTTTTATCCAACTAATAGCAATGTTTATGCTTTCACTAAGTCCAATAAATCCGATAACTATTTTATCTGGTCTTATGTCGTTAATGTCAGATACATTATACTTATATATACCTGTTCGTGGGCAGATATACTCTCCTTTACCGAATTGCAATAAAGGCTCTTCTAATAATTTAATATCCATGTTGAGGGGTATAATTAAGTTTTAAATCAAAAGGTGAAGAGAATGATATGTATTTATATTCAGATTCATTATCTTCTAATTTATTGGAAAGACAAAATGATATAAACATAAAATGTTGATATACAGCAGAATTTGTTTCCAAGTTCTTTTTCTGAGCAATTAATTGACTTTCTTGCTTACAGCTCGAATAACCATCATAGGTGAAAGACCATCCAGGTGTTATGCTAATAAACCACTTTTCATCAGATCTAAAAGATTGGATTCTAAATGAAAGCTGTCTAAAATATAGAATTTGTTTTTTTTCGTTATTCCATATCTCTGCAACTACAGTTCGTGTTGCAGTTTTCTTATTTTTCCAAGTTATTTTCCGTTCTCTTGGCACCCCTATAGGTTTGAATCTAAAGAACCTGTCTTTGCCTACCCACTGTATGTTTTTGTAAGAAGCCAACTCTTCTATAGACCGATTGATCAAATGAAGTAGTGCTTCTTCATATTTTAAACTAATATCTGCAAATTCATTTATTGAATATTCTTCAACAGTACCTATTTCTATTAATTTATTTAATGGCTCATCTCTGTTATCTAAAGGTTTAAAAGATATGATTTTATCTTCAAAAGTAAACCAATCCCTGCTATATGGGATTTTTAATAATTCAAATGCTTTACTGAGTACTTTCCCCATGGGAGCTTTCTTTTTAAGTTTATATGGAGTACTCCAGGATTGCGTGATTATTTCATCACGATCTATTCCTGTGATGCCCATATAAATCTTTTGAGGTAATACTATTTGAAGGATGTTAGGAAATAATATGTCTGTTTTTATGGTTTCCTTATTTTCTAACAAATACTTTCTCCTATTCATTTCTTCTTCGCAAAACTCTTCTTTTAACAATTGTAACAAAGAATCTATTTTGCTAATATTAATCCAAGAGTTTACTTCCTTAAGAATATCACTATAATCTAAAATAAACAGATAGCTAAAAAGTAAATTTGAGAAAAGCGTAGCGATTCAACTGAAAGAGTGGTCGTTACGCTTTTGCTTTTGATGTGGAAAAGGTCGTTTGCAGACATCCAAAAGCCACACAACGCAAGAGTTCAGTTACCACATCATTACTGCCGTAATGTGTGAACTTCCAGAATAAGCATCTGTTTTTCTGCGATTTGCGTAATTTTGCGTAGCTGTTGGTAACTCACGGTAAACTAATTTTGTCACCAAAAAAGAAGTGAGTTATGCGAAGTACATTCAAGGTCTTATTCTACGTGAAGAAAGGCAGTGCAAAGCCCAACGGCAACCTGCCACTGATGTGCCGCCTTACGGTGGACGGAGAGATTAAGCAGTTCAGTTGCAAAATGGAAGTTCCACCCCATTTGTGGGATGTGAAGAACAACCGTGCTTCGGGCAAGAGTGCCGAAGCGCAGAGAATCAACCGTGCGGTTGACAAGATTCGGGTGGAGGTGAACCGCCGCTACCAAGAACTGATGCAGACAGACGGATATGTGACCGCTGCCAAACTGAAAGATGCCTATCTCGGTATCGGTATCAAGCAGGAAACCTTGCTGAAACTCTTTGAGCAGCACAATGCGGAGTTTGCAAAGAAAGTCGGACACAGCCGTGCCAAAGGAACATTCCAACGGTACATAACCGTCTGCAAGCATATTCGGGAGTTCCTGCCCCATACATACAAGCGTGAGGATATTCCCCTCAAAGAGTTAAACCTCACGTTCATCAACGACTTCGAGTATTTCCTGCGCACGGTGAAGAAATGCCGCACTAATACCATTTGGGGCTATATGATTGTGTTGAAGCACATCATTTCCATAGCGAGAAATGACGGTCGTCTGCCGTTCAATCCCTTTGCAGGGTATATCAACTCTCCCGAAAGCGTGGACAGGGGGTATATCACGAAAGAGGAGATACACACCATGATGAATACCGAGATGCCCGACAAGACCCACGAGCTTGTGAGGGACCTGTTTCTGTTTTCGGTGTTCACGGGGTTGGCATATTCCGATGTCAAGAACCTCACCACCGACAACCTGCAAACTTTCTTTGACGGTAACTTATGGATTATCACCCGAAGAAAGAAGACCAACACCGAATCGAATATCCGTCTGTTGGACGTTCCCCGAAAGATTATAGAGAAGTATAAGGGGATGGCAAAGGACAATAAGGTTTTCCCCATGCCAAGTAATACGACCTGCAACAAAAAGCTGAAAGCCATAGCCGATTTGTGCGGTATAAAGACACATTTAACATATCATGTCGCAAGACATTCGGCAGCAACTACCATACTGTTATCCAACGGAGTACCCATTGAAACCGTCAGCCGCCTGTTGGGGCATACCAACATAAAGACCACTCAAATCTACGCGAAGATAACCGCCCAAAAGATAAGTCAGGACTTGGAACTGTTGTCCGACAAGTTGGGGGATATGGAGAAAAGCATTTGCAGTGCCATTTGATAACCCATAAAGAAGAATACAGATGAAAGAGAAACGAAGCATCATCACGATGGACGGACAGGGCAACATCGCCCTGCCGACCGATACAGTCTCCATTGCCATGACCGAGTGGGAACTCTGCGAGTTGTTCGGGGTTATCGCCCCAACAATCCGAGCAGGGATAAAGGCTCTTTGTAAAAGCGGTGTTTTGAGGGAATATGAGACAAAGCATACCATCAAACTGTCGGACAAACGCAGCATGGAGGTTTACAGTCTTGAAGCCATCATCGCCCTTGCTTTCCGCATCAACACATTCGGAGCGGAACAGGTTCGCAGAGCCATACTTGAAAGACTGTACTTGCGAAAAGAAAAAACAGGCATCTTCTTTTCGCTGAACATCACTGATACGGCAAATCCGAAATACTTTGCATAGGCGTATTGCCATTCACACATACTCACGCACCCGAAGAAGCATCTGTTTTCAGCTCTGTTTCTTCGGATTTTTTGTTTTTACAGCCCCGAACAGCCCCGAAGTATTTTTTGCTGCGTTCTGCTGTGATTTGCGTATCAACTTATCCGACAGTTGATTATACTTTTGTAGCTGACATTTTTTCAAACTTAAATCATTGGAATATGGAAGCAAACAAAGTAAATGACAGCCACCGACCGCCCACAGATGGCGGCATGGCAAAGGAAGAGTTTATCCGTGTCGGCACAACGCTCTACAAGATTGTGGAGCAGCCAAGACTGAACGGAGGGTATGTAAGGAAGCGCATCGCATGGAACAACGAGACCCTGCGCCAAGACTATGGCAAGGACTACATCGGCAGCGTACCCAAGTATGACGGCTTCTGCACCGTACCCGAACACGTCAGCTATCAGCCTGTAATCGGCAAGTTCCTTAACCTCTACGAGCCGATACCCCACCAACCGCAAGAGGGTGATTTCCCCTCTGTCCGCTCATTGGTGGAACATATCTTCGGGGAGCAATACGAGTTGGGAATGGACTATCTTCAACTGCTCTACCTGCAACCCATTCAGAAGTTGCCCATCCTGCTGTTGGTGTCGGAGGAGCGCAACACAGGCAAAAGTACATTCCTCAATTTTCTGAAAGCCCTGTTTCAGAATAACGTGACATTCAACACCAACGAGGATTTCCGCAGCCAGTTCAATTCCGACTGGGCTGGGAAACTCCTTATCGTGGTGGACGAAGTATTGCTGAGCCGCCGGGAGGACAGCGAGCGGTTGAAGAACCTGAGCACGGCACTATCCTACAAGGTGGAAGCCAAAGGCAAAGACCGTGACGAAATTGCGTTCTTCGCCAAATTCGTGCTGTGTTCAAACAACGAGTACCTGCCTGTCATCATTGATGCAGGTGAAACCCGTTATTGGGTGCGCAAGATAGACCGCTTGCAGTCGGATGATACCGACTTCCTGCAAAAACTGAAAGCGGAGATACCTGCTTTTCTCCACCATTTACAGCATAGGCAGCTATCCACCGAAAAGAAAAGCCGTATGTGGTTCACGCCCTCACTACTGCATACCGAAGCCTTGCAGAAGATTATCCGCAGCAACCGCAACAGATTGGAGATAGAGATGCACGAGCTTATCCTTGACATTATGGAAAGTGTAGGCACGGACACTTTCTCTTTTGACTGCAACGATATTTTTCTTTTGTTGCGGTATTCACAGGCAAAAGTGGAGAAACATCAAGTACGCAGGGTATTGAAAGAGTGTTGGAAACTTAATCCTGCACCCAACACGCTTACCTATACCACCTATCAGTTGGACTATACCCGTGACTGTCACTATTCGCCCATGCGGAAGACAGGACGGTTCTACACCGTGACAAAATCGTTTTTGGAAACACTATGATTATTTTGATGAAATGATGAATAAGTATATAAATATATTGAAATATAGATATTTACATTCTCATCAAACATTCATCAAAAGTATCTCACTGATGAAAGGAGAAAACAGGACGGACAGACCATGCCCGACACCGTAAACGATGAATTTCTCTTTTCGTGAGTGGTTTGATGAATAAATGATGAGATGATATATAGATATAAATCAATGTGTTAAACCATATGTTCATCAAATCATCGCTTTATCAACCATCATCAAATCCGTAGGAATATACATTATGACAATACAGGAAGCAAAACAAATCAGAATAGCAGACTATCTGCAAAGTCTGGGGTACACACCCGTCAAGCGACAAGATAGCAGCCTTTGGTACAAGTCACCGCTGAGAGAGGAAGCCGAAGCCTCGTTCAAGGTAAACACCGAACTCAACCAATGGTATGACTTCGGCATCGGCAAGGGTGGCAATATCATCGCATTGGCTTCGGAACTCTACCGCTCCGACAACGTGCCGTATCTGTTGGAGTGCATCGCCAAACAGACACCGCATCTGCACACCGCCATCCATGTACCATTTTCTTTTGGTCGGCAATCCGTTTCAGAACCGATGTACCGACATCTGCAAGTTTCGGAGTTATCCTCTCCTGTACTATTATCCTATTTGCAGGAGCGAGGAATAAGCACCGAACTCGCCAAGAGGGAATGTAAGGAACTGCATTTTGAAAACAAGGGCAGACCATACTTCGCCATCGGTTTCCCGAATATGGCAGGTGGTTATGAGGTGCGCAACCGCTATTTCAAAGGTTGTGTCGCTCCAAAGGACATCACCCATATCCGACAAAGTGGAGAACAGCCGACAACCTGTTATCTTTTCGAGGGCTTCATGGATTACCTCTCGTTCCTTTCCATCCGTGTGAGGAACAATCCGCAATGCCCCCGACTGACCACGCAGGATTATATCATCTTGAACTCCGTTTCCAATCTCGCAAAGGCGGAGGGCATATTGGCTGACTATTCCCAAATCGGCTGTTTCCTTGACAACGATACGGCAGGACGGACAGCCTGTGAGCATCTGCAAGCAAGGTTCGGGGAACGCCTTTCCGACAAGTCCATACACTATAGTGAGTATAAGGACTTGAACGACTACCTGTGCGGTAAGCCCTTGTCCCAATCGGCAGAGCCGATGAAGCAGGAGAGGCAAGTCCAATCCGCAAGGCGGATGATGCAGCCACCGAAAAAGCGAGGGCTGAAGATGTAGGGAGTGAGAACGCTTGCAGCCGTGCGGATATTTACAAGCGGAAAATACCAT